TACCTGAATCCCTTCCTCAACGTGAAATGAACCGACTGCTGCATTAGCAATCACGTCATCTGCAACAGCGGCGAAAGGCCCGACAACAGCAAATTCATACTGTGCGAGTTCAGCCCCGGTGTCATTCTTGATGCGAACATGGTCGCATTTTTCTTTTTCAATATAAACTGTCGCCATTTTAGTACCTCTCTACTTTGATTGCATTTTTATCTTCAGTTGGCTTTTTGTCAAGCTCAACAGATCCAATTATATTCTCAGAGCTATCTGTGTCCGCTTTTTTGCCAGCAAGCAAGACAGCGATAGGATCCCTTCGGATTTCATCAACAGTCTTACCGGCTAGGGTAAGCTCGTCAGCTCTAATCCTTAGCAGGTTAGCAGGATCTTCCTTCCCAAACACTTTTTCAAGTTCTGCATCTTGGATGGTTTTTTTGCTAGCATCAACAGCCTCTTGGAGATCTTTGATTTGAGTAGCCGGGTCTGTGATCCCTAAGGCATTTAGAGCCTCAAGTTTTGCAAGCTGCTCTCCAGTGATCAATTTACCCTTGGCGTCATAGGCATCTACGACCTGCTCAAAGGTAAATTCCTTTTTCAATTCTTCTTTTGTAATAGGCATAATTTTTTCCTCTTCCTTTGGTTTTGGAGTACCCGAATAAAAAGCCACTCGATTAAATGACTCATGAAAATTATTTTTAGCAAAGGTCAAAACATTTTGCTTGTTATCCTGAGCCTTGCCTGTTTCAACATATGATGTAGCAAATCCATTATCTAGGATTTCTTTTCCGTAGTACCAAGATTCTGCACTCATAAGAGCCAAGACATCCTCAACAGATTTCCCACTAGATTTTGATAGACGATTTGCAATATGTTTGCTCAAGCTCTCTAATGAGTCAGCTTCTTTGCGAAGCACAAGATAATCACCATATGCGATATTACTCGCATTGTGAATCATATATATACTAATATCCTGTGCTTCTATCTCATCAAAAGCAGAGGCGATATAAGAACCAATTGAGGCAACTAGCCCACCCATGATTACTTTTGTCTTACCTGTATAATTTGCTATGAGGTTGTAAATCTCAACGCCTTCGTAGACATTGCCACCCATAGTGTTGAGATGGACAGTTATATCCTCACCGTTCGCTTCATTGAGAAGTTGAGATACTCTTGAGTTGTCAAATTCTTCACTCCCAACGTATCCTGATAGCCTAATAATCTTCATATACTTATTTTCCTCCTAAAATGTTAATTTGTCAAGCCCCATCGTAATAGTTTAATTTCCAATCGTCAAGATATTCAACTGACTCGCCATTTCCCCATCGTTTTAGGTCGTCAACAAATGTATCGTTGTCCATGAGACGTGGTACGAGGTAGCAACCACAATTTGCGTGAGGCTGTATCGGCACATCATCAGCCTTATACGGTGAGCCATGCGCATAGTCAGGGCAGGCACAAGACCAGTCAGCACGGCCGGCTTGCATGATCCAGTCATAGGCATCAAGCGCAGCAGGATTCATTTTGCCGGATTCTACACCGGCTTCCTTGAGACTCATATAGAGTTCAGAGCGTACTATCCTGAGTGCTCGGTAGTCTACATTTTGAGGTATCCTAGCGAAGTACTCTTTCGTACCAGCTTCAAGCTTGCCATATCTCTTTGCAAGGATCTTCTTCCCACCTACAAGATACTCTTCCATATCCTTGGCAATCTTTACAGGGTCCCTACCCTGGGCAAGGCCTGAGGTAAGGACTCTTCTCATATCAGTATCATATGATTGACCGATCTTCCAAACTCGCTCGCTGAAGGTATAACCATCAGAAAATATTCTGTGCGTGGTGTTGTATAAGAGCTTCTCGTTTACCTGTACCATCATATTCTTAATCACTACCTTGTCGAGACCAATCTTTGCTTTATTTAGGCTAGATACAAGATATTCCTCATCAATGGCAGTTATCCTGCTGGATATATTCTTAACACCAATAGGCACACTGGACTCAAGAGCTTCTGTTACGAGCCTTGACCCTTCTTTGAGTTGCGTGTTGATATTCTTGAGCGAGTCTATAGTGATAGAAGACACACCGGACAACTCAGCTTTCCTCACCTGCTCGGCTACTTGGATGGTGGCTGTTTTATATGCTTGCCTTACCTCGATCATTGTCGATCTCGTCAGGCGAGGGGCAGACTTACGAGTTGCTCGGTATGCAGTTTGATATTCTTGCTTAGTCATTCATCAAATCCATCAAGATCCATAGCATTGAGATAACTCTCATCCTTGAACTGCTTATGCTTGGCCATGAAGGATATCTCCTCAATAAAATCTTCCAATGTCTCGGTTGTTGCCTCTGGATAGAGATTATCCCAGAGTCTATAGAGCTGGGCTTTGGTCATGCCTGCGCTCTCTACCAGTTTGGATACACCCTCTGCGAAGTTCTTGAATACCTCTGCCTTTGTTGCTGCACTTAGTTCATCAAGAGAACCCCAGGTTACTGTGATGGTTCCCAGGTCTGTACGCATGCCTGTTATTCCTAACAGCTTGAGGGAGGCAGTGAATAATCTTGTATACACGTTATTGAGTTGCTCTCTCTTATCCTGCACGAACTGGATCAGCATTCCCATCTGCTCTTCTGCTGATGCATGGTTGCCTGTTGTCTTAACGCCCCAACATATTTCAGGGATACCAGAACCTTCGACAATCTTGAGGAACTTCCTCTTGAGTGCAGACTCGTAGGCTTGATATGCGTTGGTTGGCTCAATTAAGCCTATCTTTTCTTTGCCGTATAAGCTGATAAACAAGTCAGAATTAGCAACGTCGATATCAGATATGGAATCATATCCATTATTTGAAAGATAGGTCTTAACATCGGCAACCTCAAGATTAAGTTTGATATTGAATTTCGCCAATGTTTTGGATTGCATCAAATCAATATCATGATAGTCCTTCATGTCATAGATCACACGTTCATAGTCTGAGTGGCCCCTGACCTCGGTAGCATCGCTATTATTTGCGAAGGGGATAGGAAGCTCCCCTGTGATATTTCGGTATGACTTGCTTTTCAGCTCTGCAGCTACAACATCACCACTCCATACCTCGATGATCTTCTCAGCTGTAAAGGTTCTAGTCCTGCGCACGTTGGCATTCTTGCCTTTCTTGGTTGCTATTGTAAGCTCTTCATCAACATCAAGCTGGACAATACGCTTAGTCTGTATGTCTCTAGTGATATTAATCACACTAGAATCAGGGATGATCTCCCAGTGGAGTTGGTTGTCTTTGCTTGAGAAAAATGGATTGATCCATACAGTTCCATCCCGGTGGCATTCTATGTGAATCTGTTTCATCAAGCTTGAAAACTGATCTGTTATCTGAGTGAGCAGTTCCTGGTCAGATTCATTATCCGATTCAGGTATGGGTAATCCCATGAACCACACAGGTATAGCAATGGGGTTGAAGGCGAGAGCACCTGCAAGCTTCATCCCAGGGTAATTATTATGCCAAAGTCCTTTTGTGAGTTCGGCGTTACATTGCATCTCATCGGTGAAATCAATCCTATTAGGAGTGCGCTTCGCCTGCTTAGTAGGATTAGCTTCTTTTGTACTTGTGAACCATGAAAATATTGACATGTTTATACACCTCTCAATATATTAGTATTGCATTGATTTTGCTTTTTGTCTATCTTTTCTCTCATGTCCACCATTATAGAGCACACTGCACCCTTGGAGCAAGGTGTTTGTATTATCCACCTGAGCCTGCGCCTCACTTTGCAAGGAGGGCAATGATCCCTGATGGACAGCGTACCACAAGGAGTGTGAATATACACACTTGTGCTGGTCTTGCTGTGGTAGACACTTCGGATTATATCATCGAGGTTGTCTATTACTAGCTCTGTTACCTGTTCTATGTTCAATGGCGGTTCCTCCTCGCCCTCATTTGGTTTCTAATCTCATCAGGGAATGCGACACCTGCTCCCTCGTAGTAGCTCAGTAACAAACCATCGGCGTGGTCAGGACTTTTGGAGTTCCTCTTCTTATAATCGTCTTTACTCTCTATTTTGCGCCGGCCTTTGTTATCATAGCTGAACTGCCTACCACTCAGCTCCTCCATAAGCTTTGGATCATCTGGTATACTCACTTCATCAATCGGGAATAAAAACCACAGCTCATCCGCTGTAGAAGTAAACTTATCCTTGTCAGCAGGAGCGCCTCCAAAATTAACCCTAGTCACTTTGGCACCTAGCTCTACAAGGCGATCAGAAACGCCGCCTCCAACTCCTGTATCATCAACAACGATAGGAATAGAAGGATTTCTATTAACCATATCCCATGCCTGGTAAGCTGTAGTCATGGTATCCTGCTTGGAGCTCTCCTTGTGATCAATAACAGCCAAGCCATGCCTTAGATAGAAGGTCGTTTTATCATCACCAAACCTGGCAACGTCCAGGCCGAGTTGCTTCTTCCCCACTGGTTCAACAACCCTCTCCATAGCAGCACGAATCTTCACCCTGGATAAGATAGACCTTTGGCCTTGCTTCCTAGGTAGCCCATTCCATATGTGCTCGGCTTCGTCGGGATCCTCAAGGAAGGATGCCTCCATTTCAGTTTGCAGCTCTTCTGTCCACCAAGGATTGTCGATAGGTCCCGGTTTGAGCCCTACCCTCAAGATATCCTTACGTTTGCTGTTCCATAGCATGGAATCTATGGGATCTGTCTCAGTCTCAGGGTTCCATGAGGCCCAGAGTTCTGATCCCCCCTTACGTAGGGTGGGAAGGATCATCAACAAAGATTCCCTACTTATGCTTGATGCCTCCTCAAGCCAGAAGATGTCAAAGGACTCAAGGCCCTTGACCTGCCCTGATGCCTGAATATCTTTCAGCCCTCTAAATATAATCCTTGATCCTGTGGGAGACTCAAGAGATTCTTTGGTAATACTCCAGCCAGAGTATCCAAGCCTGCGTATCGTGTTGACCATGAGGGTATAGCTGGATTCCTCCAAGGATCTCTGGATCTCTCGGAAACACCCTATGCGGATATGCTCCCTATGTGCTCTCTGGATTAGCAGGGAAGCAATTCCCCAGGAGTTATGTGTTACTGTCCCATCCTCAAGAAGGAACCTATGATCTCCATCTGTCTCAAATCCAGCCCAGTCACCATATTCTGCATCTTCAAGGGTTATGTATGTTACTGAATGATTTGTCCTTCTTTTATAATCTTCTTCCTTGATTTTCTTACGCTCTATCCTACAAGGTATCCTCCAGATATCTCCACTGATATTTACTCTATATGAATCAAATTCCTTCCCATTACATTTGGCTAGACGATACAAGAAAGATGTTTTAAATCCTAAAGAATCAGCAAGCTGTTTTACTTGTAGCGCAAACTCTTTGTTTGATTGTGCAAAAGTATAACCACTCTTGCTTTTTCTTAACGTTCCATCAGTATCAAGTAACCCAGCAAGAAGTTCTAGCCGACTGTGCTCAGAATTAACCAAATAATCATAAGGAATATGTTTATTACTCTGAAGATTATAATGTTGCAATTTCTTTAATACTTGGTTTGGCTTTCTCTTCCCTATATTGTTGGTGGTATACATATATGTTTTAGCTTTATTAGATGCATTACTTTTAGTGTATATCCGCTCATTAAGCCCAAACGAAAGGCAATAACTCTTAAACGCATTAAGCACCTCATCATCCATTGTAGTGATTCCAACATCACGAGAATTGCCATCACCCAACCAAGCACCAAGAATATAAGGATCAATTAAAACTTTCTTGCTACTGTATTTTATGCAATCAGCTTTAAACCCATTAAAATTTTCTTTCCACCTATCACTTTTACTAATGTATTCATTTATGGAGATATCAACAATATCGTCATAGCTTCCATAACTTCCGTTTGGTCGTCTATATCCATGTTTTATAAAAGGCCCTTTCTCATTCTTGCAATGCCCAGCTTTTTTCAATGTCAGGATATGATCGTCATTAACAACATAATCAATACCATGAGCCTGTTTGACTTTCCAAAGATGTCCTTTACCTTTATTGGTTGCTAACACAATCCTTGGTGTGCTATCAGTTCCCATAACTTTGTCGCCAACAATAATGTCCTCTACAGGTTTTAAAGTACCATCATACATCCATATCTTTGTGCCTACCTGTAGACATTTTGCACCAGCACCACGCCCACCCTTGCAGAGTTTTATCCTGCAAGGATTACGAAAGGCCTCCATCTTGGGAGATACCATCTCTCTCTGGTTCTGGAGTATAAGCTGAGTAAGGATTTGCTCATCCTGGGTGGTCCATGCCATTAGGTGATCCTCAACTTGTGAAGTGGCCAAACCTAGCCATCTTCTCAAACTTAGTGTTCAACAAACCAAGGTCCTGTATTATGTTCCTTGGCTTGCACTCTTCATATAGGCTTTTTGGTGGCTCATCACATACCTTGTCTGGGTGGCCTCTGAATACTGTTTCGTTTGAATATAACATAACGTAAGTATATCCTAAATATGGGGAATGTCAACTTGATAATTAATAGATATTAGTATATACTTATGGTGTAAGGAGTTACAAAGATGAGTCTAATTTATGAACCAAGAGGGAAAGCAAGAGAGTATAGTCCTCTCGCTTTGAATTATTTCAACGGATGCCCGAACGGATGCAAATACTGCTACGTTCCTGCAGTTCTTCGTGTAGATCGTGATGAGCATACTGGAAGGAATGGATGTAAGAAATCGTTCAGCCTTGAACAGGTAGAGAAAGATGCTAAAAAACTGGAAGGAACAGAAAAGCCCATATTTCTTTCATTCACCCATGACCCTTATCCAGGATTCGATAAGGATAACTGTATCACGAGGTCAATTCTCAAGATATTACTCGCTCATGGTCTATCTGTAATAATCCTGTCGAAGGGTGGCCATAACTGGGATAGGGATATTGACCTATTCCATAAGTTCGGATCACATATCAAGGTAGGTGCAACGCTTACATTCACTGATCCTGAGTTATCAAGGAAGCAAGAACCACACGCAGCGCTTCCACAAGAAAGATTCTCTGCATTGAAGATATTACATGAAGAAGGAATACAGACATGGGCAAGCATTGAGCCTGTCATTATTCCAGAGCAATCACTTGATTGTATTAGGCAGACAATGGACTTTGTTGATGAATATAAAGTAGGCAAGATCAGCAGTGGGGGTATCGAACCTTATGCAAACATTGAACACACTACAGACTGGAACAAATTCCTTGCTGATTCTGTAAAACTGCTCAGGGAAAATGGAAAACGATTCTATGTCAAACAAGAACTAAGGAAATTGTCGTCAACAATTATGTTACGACATGAAGAGTGTGATCTTTCACTATTTGATGCATTCTAAAAGTAATATTTATATGATGGGTTTATAACGCCCATCATATAAGTTCACAAAAATATGTAGCATAAATAACATTCCCATTATTTTTTCTATGGAAACCAAGCTCTTTGAATTTATAACCATTTGTTGAACAAACATTTTCAATGAATTCTCTGAATATACTAGAAAAGTTATAATAATCATCCAAAGTCGCCTGCACTGTTTTATCTTCACGAATCATATACGTCTTGTTAAAATTTATCCGTCCCATGCACTTAAAATTCAAACCTTGCCCATCTGTTATTGCTATCGTGAATTTATCTTTGCTTATACTACGCATCTTTTTGAAAAAATACTGTATTTCTTTAGATGGACATCCTTCATCATCGAAATCTATAAAACAAAAATCACTGTGACTATTTGCTATCTCATCAATACAATCCATTGCCGACATCGTATAATCATGTACGGTATCTTCAAAAGATTGGATATCGTTTGTTATATTGTGCTCAAACTTTCGATTATACCAATATGACAATATCCCTCTTCCAGCATATAGTTCAATGCTTTTATTTCCAACACATTGAGAAATTGCTTCTACCCTATATGCCAATTTGTATGCGTCTATCTCAGGGCTTTTTTCATCATTATATGAGCCACCACGTTCACTTTCACTTTGTTCTTCTGTACCGTCATCATCCATATCCAGAGCCATCTCAGTATCCACCAGCCTGAGCGTCTCAGCAATGGAAGCATCCATATCAGAGAGCCACTCACCCAGCTCTGATACGTCAAACTCACCATACTGGCTACTGATAGCAAGGAGCTTCTTCCTGGCGTCAGTAATATCGGAAGCCTCAATAATAGCTACAGGCAGGAGAGGCATATCATAGCCCTCTTCCCTGAGTGATAGCAGAGCCTTAAGCCTGCCGTGGCCATCCATGATCATGTACTCCCCAGCGTTGTCCCATACAAAGAATGGTACATTAAAGCCATCTTCAATGATCCGTTTCTTTAGCTTCTCAAGATTCTTTTTTGATAGTTTCTTTAGTGTCCCCTGGAAGTCCACTATCCGATCTATTGGCAGTGTCATCGCTCCCTGGCATGTTACTCTTATACTTTTCGATGTACCCATTAATAAGATCCTCCCTTTCCTTTGTCGTCATCTGCATTACATCAATCTGGCCCTCAACAGTGATATCCTGTTTAGGTGTTCCGTATGCTCGGTCCATCAAGATATTAAAATTATATAGGCTCCCTTTCTTGAAGTCTGCCAGAAACGCTTTTATGAGTAGCCTGATCACCATCGGTGTCTTGTTATCCTGCACTAGGGCTAAGAGCTCATCAGATGATTTGTTGAACAGCACGTTTTTGATCAGCAGCCCTACATCTTCCCTGGAGACATTATTCTCTTTGATATACTTCTTGAGCTGGGAGGGCTTGCGCCCATTGTTCTTGGGTTGGTTGGTGCTGGAGAACATATTCAGATTCTTTAAGCTGTTCTCGTTTGTCATCTCGTTTACATCCTCTCTATTTTATATTCAATATATTCAACAACCTCATCATACCCCCTCTCCTTACAGAATGCAAGAAGTTCACGCAGCACTCTTATATCATATCCTCGCATGCCACGAGAGCCATCAACAATGCCCTTAAGGTATATCGGAGATTGAGCTGGTTTGATAAGATGGGAGACATCACGTGCAGTGATTCTACACCCAGAATCTTCATCATAAAACATGTATCCCCTCTCCTTAATATTCCTGAAAATATTAGTACCATGAATCCTCAAATTCCTATCACCATAAAACACTTTCATAAAATTACCCCTTGTAAATAGTATAACCATAAGTGTATGCATAGTCAAGGGTTAAAGTGTCCAACTGAATGTTTGCTACAGCTTGCTACAGCAAAATCACCATTTATAGCAGGATAATTTTATACCACAACGACAATTGAATATGTTTGCTACAATTTTTGAAAAAACGCGTGATATATAGAGAGGGTAAATTGTGTATGATTGTGTATATAAAAAAGGGGAAAGCCCTCGCACATGATACCTCATATATTTTGTAGCAAAAGAAGAGCAAGACATACTACTACTACTACTAACTATATATACTATATATAATAATAATAATAATAGGGTGCAACAACTCGTTTACAAAAAAATCAAAAACCTCATTTAAGCTGTAGCAGAGTGGGGGTAAAAATGCAACCAGTTTGTGTGTGCATAAAGACATGGTACATATAGAGATAGTAATGCTTGGTACTTTTTGACCCACAAAAATGATGAAAATAGAGGAAATGTGGAAAATATGGAATGAGTACAAATAAATGGAAAAGTTGTTATAGATTGTTGGAAAGTGATAATGGTGCTTGTGGCGATTTAATAATAATTTCCCTGTTGACGGTGATGAATATAACCAACATATTATAAAATAAAATAGATTGACATCAAGGTATGATGAGAGTATGATGGGGGTAGGAGGGATGTAGAAAGATGAAACACTTAGAATTATTTGATCAAGCTGGTGTAGATGTACGCCCTCAGATAAGAGAAATTCGTGACGAGAAAAAGATGTATTTTCTTGATGGGATGGGTACTCACTTACTCACGCTGCAAGAGTACGCAGAACATAAAATATGTGGCAAACCTTTCAATGAAATGAGTGAGAATGAGGTCCGAGAG